TAACAAATTGATCTAAAACGGAAATCGCCCTATTTTTAAGGTTGCGAAAAGCAGCGATTCACGCCAGAAAAATCAATAACTTAGCCTTGTGTATTCCTACAGTAGCCCCCATCCCCGGCGTCCTGCCGACCGAACACCAAACCATCTAAATCGCATCAACTGGTATCCTGTTCACTTCCAGTGAGGAACACCGATGCCGAACTCAGACCTGATCCCTTCCCTGCTCTCGAAGCTCTACGAAAACCAACTCGCCCTCGAAGCCTCCATCATGGAGCTATCGAACTGGGTGGAGCAGCGCGGTTCCTCCGAAGTAGCAGAGAACGTGCGCGGCGCCCTGCACACCATCGAAGATAACGATGAGTTCATCAAGCTGACCCTCGCCGTACTCATGGCACCGGACTGACCACCTCTCGTCGCCTCAAATCGCGCAACGGCAAAACCTCGCTTACTGTATGTACATACAGCATTCGGATTAAACCAACATGAACCTCGACGAAGACACCTCCGCGTGGCTTGGCTGCCCTACGCCCCTGGAAATGTACAAGCACCAGTGCTCTCTGCTCGAGGACGAACTCAGCGATACTCAGGCGCTGCTGCGCAAGGCCCGGAAGAACATCGCCGGGCTGGTCCAGATGAATGACGCGCTGGCCACCGGCAAGGCCGAGGCGCAGGCAGCGCTCAAAAAGGCGATGGCAGAGATCGGAGAGCTAAAAGAGCGATGTTCCGAGCCCGCCATCCTGGGCATGAAGCTCGTCGCCGAACAGCGCGACTACCTGCTCAGAGAGAATCAGCGGCTCTTGATGGAGCTGAGCGTGCTCAGGGGGCCACAGTCCTGACATACGCCTGGCACGCACGCAACGCGATCAGTCCGTTGTCCCCATCGTCGGTGATGGCGATAATTCGTTGCGCATGCGCTGGGTCAAGTTGGGCTCGACGGGCTGCATGAACCACGCCGACGGCGTCGGGGGCGGTAGGCACGTTGCAGACACTGGCTGGATCCTCGGCAAGGAGGACTGACAGCCGCAGATCAGAAGTGGCAAGGCGATCGCGCAAAAGAGCCTGGTTGCGTAGAGCATCGTATAGTTCCCGAGTGTGTTGCTGGTCTTGGATGACGAGCTGATGTTGGGTGGCTAAGCGCTTGTCCTGCTCGGCGCGAGCCTGGGCCGCGGCGGCAGTGCTGATCCTGGCCAGCTCATCCCGATGCAGGCTCGCCAGCTCGGAGAGCTTCTTGCCCATGCGCCAGTCCTGCACCTGCCAGGTCACGCCGGCGGCAGTGGTCATTAGCACCACGGCCAACAGCACCATCCCGGCCAGCTTCTGCACCGGCGTCACGCCAGCACCTTCAGCGCTTTGTCGTACAGATCCTGGCGATCGGCCTTACCGGTGAGCCCGCCATTGATGCGCCGCGTGATCTTCATGAACTCACCCTGATCTGCCAGCGTGTTGAGCCCCCGCGTCGACCAGAACCAGGCAGCCGACATCGCGGCGTGCTGCGGCTGCTCGAGCAGCTCCGGATTGTTGACCAGGTCCAGGCCCAGGGCTTCGCCGCACGCCGCGTAGTTCGCCCGGCCGGTGATCTGGATCAGGCCCCGGCCACGGAACTTGGAACCATCCCCCTTCACGGTGTTGCCCAGATCAGCACGACCTTCGTACGTGAGCTGCTGCGCTGTGGGCCCCCAGATCTCGCGCACGTAGCGCAGTTGGCCGGACTCATGCCCGACCTGGGCGATGAATGCGGCGACACGCGCCGTGCCCACGATGCCGTAGCGGTTCATGGCGGTGTTCAGTGCAGCAACAAAAACGCCGGCTTGGCGGCCGGCGTTCGGCAGGATCTGCAACAACTGCAGCTCGGTGATGGGCATGCTTTTCTCCAGGCGAAAAAAAACCGCTCGAGGCGGCTGCGTTTGGGTGGCGTAGTGATCAGGCGTCGATATCGTCCACGGGGGGCTGAGGCTCTTCCAGAGATAAGGGCACCTCTACAGGTTGCATCGGTACAACGGGCGCATCGGGCACCAGGATGTGCAACGTGATCATGTGCTTCAGGTCGTACGGCTTGTCGTCCCTGGTCACCGTCACCGTCAGCACGCCTTCCTCGAATTGAATGTCCACGTCTGCCCGGCTGTCGATCTGGTTTACCGTGTAGCCCCATCCATCATCGGCCGGTGGGAACGGCACCATGCCCAGGCACCCGGTGATGTGATAAACACCTACGGATTCACGCGAAGACTCAACCACGCCCGCCCCGTTGGTAACGAAGTCATACGTCGCACCTGTGGCGCCGAGTACATTAATTGCTGCTCTTGCCATGATCAAACCGCCTTGAGTGTGCCATCTGCAGCACGGGTTGTATTTTGGGTGGTGTATACCGTCGCCCAGGCTGTAGGCGAACCGCTGTTGACCACGCTCCGTATTTTCAGAGAGTTCTGCCGCCAGTCCGCAAACAGCTGCACTGCATAGATATCCGGAAGGCCGTAGCTCATTGATAGCAGGGCGCCGTCTTGCGATCCCGGCGGGGTATTGGCCGCTAGGGTTGAAAAGTCCCAACCCCTTCCCGATAGCAAAATGTCAGTGGGATTGGTCGACACCCTTGCTTTCAGCGGAGTGTTGATTCCAGCATCACCAACCTTCAATACTCGCCCCGCTGTTTGGTCGTCCGCGGTGGCCGTCAGGGGTACTCCAAGTGCTGCACGCGCGCCGGCTGGAGTGATTGCACCGGTCGGGGCGCCAAGGGCTGAATACAGTTCAGCCGCGTTGTCGTTGTTTTTCTGGCTGGCGGTGCGAAACGTATCGCCCCCTTGTCCAGTAGGTGCTACGCCCAAGTTAACTATTGATCGCGCCATATATTCTCCAAACAATAAAAGGATTACTTAATTCATTAATAGCACTTGCGCCTTAAATCAGGTTATTGGCTTTGCAAATATCAGAGAAAGAAAAAAGGAGTTAGGATTTAAGTCACCAATATTTTGAACCTGCGCAGAAACTTTATTAGTCTGATAGTTCCAGCTACAGCTAAGCTTTCCATAGGTATCGTTACACGGTATATCATACGCAATATTATTTATCAGCATATACTCTCCACCAGTTAATGGAGCATCCGTATTCCAAGTGTAAATCCATCTACCCGGAGAAGGGTTTACGTAACTTACCAGCGACCAACTTGTGATAAATCTTGTGATCTGGGCACAAGGCGTCCCATTATCAAATAGAAGTTTGCTGTTCCCATCCCAGAGACGCAAACCAAACGTTGCTGTAGGGGCCGACTCATATACTGCAAGAAAGTAAGTTCCGACAGTGGTTGGAGACTCGTTTAAAAAACCAGTCCAGTTACCCGGACCACCTAACAAGCGAACCCATTGAAATACACCATTACCATCTGGCTTAGCAAAGATAAGAGGGGGTTCTTGTGATGTAATAGGCGCCTTAAAAACCGCCCCCATCACCCCGCCCTCTCCGAATCTAGCGTAGTACAAGATAACGAGCCTTGAATATTCAGAGTCCAATGTTACGACATCAGAGCTATTCGTAAATGAAAGGCCAAAAGACATGTCGCATCACCTATATTTGAACACCAAGAGTCTTTGCGTGCTGTTACCAATTCTACCATTTGGCTGATTTCTATTGCCAAACCAGACCCGCACGCCGCCGTCAATTACTTCAACATCGTACTGTGATGTTTGCGCGCTTTGACTGCCATTGCTATTTGACCATGCAGCGTTCGGCAAACATACTCCAGCATGCGTTGCTGGATTAACGCCGGGGATTGATATGTATAAATTCCTGCCAGCCTGATTGAGACTGGTAACCAGCGCGGAATATACAACCCTTACAGTAAATGAGTTCTCGTCAAGCTGGAGGGCTCCATTAGCCCCCCAAATCCTGATCCCTGTCGTCATTCGCTTAGGTCTCCTATCTGAACTCTCTTAACTCCATTTACATCCCAGAAGCGCAGAGACCTATTCGTCATCATTGATCGGCCTTGCCCAGGCACTACGCCATTCATTTCGAACGTACCGTCGAAGAACAACTTCCAACCAGTCTGCCCAGCAACATAGTTGTTGGACTGGATGTAGTTGCCGATCTTGGCATTGCTGATGGTGCCGTCTTCGATGAATGTCGATTTGATGAACGTCTGACCGCCCACTATCGCGAAAGGCACACTTGACCCTGCTGCGCCCACGGTGCCGTTGTAGATGGCAAACTGATCAGCCTGAATAACGAAACGTGAAGTCACTTGACCGTTAGCACCGGTCTCAAGCCCAAGCCCTACGCCCGTAGAGTAGGGCTGCCCGTTAACGTCGAACTTGAACCGGAACGAGTAGGTGCCAGAGATCTTCCCGTCAACACCCTGATTGATGCTGGCCTGCTGCTGGAACTGCTGTGTATGGTTACCGACAGTAGTCTGTAGGTTTGTGACTGCGGTAGCGTTTGCCCCAGTAGAATCGCTCAGCGTTTTAAGCGTTGTCTGAACGGCCGAACTGTTGTTGTTGAAGTCGGTGCGCAGAGTGCCGATAGACTGGGCATTGGTTTTCGTGGCATCTGATACAACGGCAATCTGCTGATTTACTGTCGACTTATTTCCCTCAAAATCTGTACGCAACACCGAGGTCTGTGCAGCTTGAGCAGCCTGTCCGTTTACTAACGCTGTAGTGGTCTGCTCGTAGGTCGCGTAGTTTTTGTTTACCTGGGCCTCAACAGTTTGAGTGAGCTTCGACTGAGCGTAGTCACCATCGGTAACGGCAGACTGGATAGACCACACGCCTGCATAGCCCTGAGTGCCGCCAGCCAGGTCATTATCAGAACCAGCCATCGGGGCGTTGATTTCAGCGTATACACCGTCAATCCGCTCAGTCTGCGCGGTCAGCTTGTTATCAACGTTGGTTACTCGCTGATTCACTTGGGTGACATTATTTGCCGTAGCCGCCAGGCCAGTTACCGGGTCATTTACCTTTGTCTGGAGCTGGTTGAGCTGGTCCTGAGTGGCAATCACCTTTCCATCGACTACCGTGATTTTCTGGTCAAGGTTATCAACCCGTATTACCAAAGCGTTCGCATCAGTGAGGATGTCGCCAACGTCTTTCCAGTTTGCGCTGGGCGGCTGGGAGCCACTGTTAGCAGCCAAGGCCTGGTACAGCTTGTTTCCCTGACGAACGATGTCACCCTTGGCGTAAGCCTTTGCAGCGTCCCACAAGAGCGCGTCTACATATGGCTTGATTTGCGCCTCAAGATCCTTTCTTAACTGCGCATTTCGAGCGTTCACGGACCCTGGGCCATTGCCATCAATCAGGTCGATTCGTCCGTTAAGAGCTGGAGCCAGCGATGATTCATCGATCTGCCCCTTGATCTGCTCAAGGATCGGCCCGGCGTCCGAACTGGACTGCCCCATCACACCATTCGCGACGGGATAGAACGGCCCGATGTTGCCGGTTCGATCCACCAGGCGTGCCCAGAAGAACAGCGTTGCGCCCGCCAGCAGCTGCTGCATGCGATAGTCGGCCTGAGGGTAAGCCAGGTCGGCCAGCTTGGTCGCCGCCTGCAAGTTGTTCGCAGGGCCATACCAGAGCTCGGTGCGTTGCGTGTCCTCGGCGCCAGCAGGGAAGCCCCACTTGATGCTGATCCCGAAGAGCTCGCTGGTGGTGCGCAGGAACGACACCGCCGGCGGCACACCCTCCTTACCTTTGAGATTGGTCAAAATCGAGTTGCGCCAAGGCGAGCTGATATCGAAGGCACTCAAAGCGCGGACCCGCGCCACATAGGCGCCGGCGTAGATTCCAACCACATCCACGTTGTTCATGCCGGTGCGAAGCACCTTGATCCAGTTGCCGCTGTCCTTGCGCCACTCCACGTCATAACCGACCGCGCCATCCACTGCCGGCCAACTGATAGTCATGGTTGCCACCGCCAGCCCCTGAATCACAGATGACGTTGAAGCCAACGAGATACTGGCCGGCGCAGGGACCACTGTGACTGGTATCACGCTGATCGGCCTTTCTTCTAGGCGCGCGCCGGTGTCGATATGCGCGAACTTGCTAGGTTCGAACTGCAGCGCAGTGATTTCGAAGTCGCCATCTGTGGTGCGCTTGGTGCGCAATACGCGGTACAGCGGGATCGCCAGGTCATCGGCGTCAATCGCCCATTGCAACTGCGCGATCGGCGGCTCGCTGTAAGCGACGGTTACAGTCACAGCGCGGCCATTGACGCTCTGCACAGTTCGACCTTCGGCTCGGCCGCCCGGCAAGTTGATTATGAGCCGGTCACCCACCTTCGCTTGGGTGTCGCGGTCGAGAGTTACCACCCGGCCAGCGGCCGACGAGATACGCCCGCCAACCTCTCGCCCCGCCAGCAACGAATCCGCCACCGGGATGATGTGGCCTGGCAGCGGAATCACACCCTCCATGCCAGTCTTGAACGACACAGTGCGGTCTTGGTTGTTACTCAAGATCGCCCACTTGCCGCGGCGCTGGGCCTCGGATGCCCGGGTGCAGCCAATTGCGCTCAGCTCGGTCGGCCGGTCGCCGTAGCGGCGCTGTAAATCCAGGTCCGAAAACGGGATGACGTCGGTTTCGTAGTTGTTCGCCGGGCTGTCATAACTCACCAGCGCTCGGGTGTAACGGGTCTTCGCCGAGGCACTACCATACGAGAATTTGCCGTCGACTACGTTGGATCGGGTGAAGACGTAGTCGAAGTCCTGCGCGCGCGGCATATCGGCCTGCATTACCAGTTGGCCCTGGGCCCAGTAAGTCATGCCACGGTAAATCGCCGAAATATCGCGTAGGAGCGACCAGGCGTCAGCCCTGCCTTGCAGATTCATATCGCAAAGGAAGCGTGGCTCGGTACCCCCGTTCCCGTCAGGTACCATTTGGTCGCAGTACTGGGAAATCCGGTAAAGCTCCCACTTGTCGACCATAAACGGCTTGATGCGCTTGCCCAGGCCGAACCGGTCCTCCGTGCAAACCCCATATGTGATCCAGGCCGGGTTGTTCGTCCAGGCCGATTTCATGGTGCCGTCCCAGGTGCCGGAATATGTGCGCTGGATCGGATCGTAGTTGCTTGGCACCATCCACCGACGGGCCTTGCACTTCATTGTGACGGCCGGAATATTGGTGAATTGCTCGGCGTCGAACTCGATGTACAGCAGGGCTGTGTTCGGGTACCGAAGCTTCGCGTCGATCACCTCGGTGTAGCCTGCGATCAGCATGGTGTCGGCGATTTTGTTGCTGTTCTGGTTTGGGGTCAGCCGGCGCACCCGGATCTGCCAGCCCGTAGTTGCCGTGGGCAGATCAATGCGGCGCGAGCGCTCGTATCGCGTGGTGGTCTTACCGTCGACTGCATCCACCAGCACCTGCTGATAAGCGCCGCCATCAGTGGCAATATCGATTGCGTACTCGATGCGGTATCCACCTACGTTTCCCTCATCATCAGCGCGCTGCAAAGCCGGCCAAGCCATGCGAATGCGCACTGCGGAGAGCTGCGTGTTGAAGATCGATCGCACCCACGCGGTATCACTGCGCAATTCGACATTCAGCGACGTCTCGTTATCGACCGAAGGAATGCCCGGGATATAGGTCTGGTCCACGGAGCCTGGGCGCCAATCCCACTTCACATTCGGAAAGTTGTAATTGCCGCTAGCATCCCTGATGGGCGTGCCGTCCAGCTTCACCGTGTAATCGGTAGGCGCCTCGTCAAACTCACCCTCCCCCACGGCAATCAAAATTTTTGCCAGGTTGGTAGAGCGCAGGCTATCGCTGGCTTCAACTGGCGACTTTGGCTTGGCGCTGCCGCCTTTCTCGCCGTGGATCTCGATGTTTTCTGCTGCGCCCATGCTTTTCTCCAGGCATAAAAAAACCGCCTCTCGGGCGGTGGCCGTGTTACTTGTCCGGCTACGTTTTGTCTTCTGCGGTAATC